TTTATAATTAACGGAACATTTGTGGTAGGATTTATTGAGTTTGGTTATATGCAAGAATTAGCAAAAGATTTACCAGAATTGGAAGAGTAGTATGAAACGTAGCACTATGATTAAAAAAGCTCTAAAACATACGCTAAACACAGTTTGCGTTAACGAAGCTCAAGTTAATAGAATGCTTGAAGTTTTTGAAAAGCTTGGCATGTTGCCTCCAGAGACTACTAATGTAGAAGATGCAGAAATAGTTATCAGTGCTGCTTATTTTCAAGAGCATGTTCCTCAACAAATTGTATTAGGGTGGGATAAGGAATGACCTACCTTGAAGCTCGTAATTCTGGCAAGCCTTTTAACAGACGCAAGTACAAAGACGGCTGGTACGTACGAGACTTGCGTAGAAACGTAGACTATGCTATGCTAGACTTGTCTCAAAGATTCTGGAGCGAAGCTGACCTTGCTGCAGATGATTGGTGGACGAAGCCTATAGCTGAAACACAGGAGTCGAAAGATGAGTAACATACATGGGTACTGTCCTCACTGTAATGCAGACCTAGATGGAGACTTGGTAATCAACTTTCCCATGAGACAAGGAATGTCTATGGATGAGGCTCTAGCTTACGCTTCCATGTATGAAGGTTGGAGCGAGCATGGTGAAGCTAATCGTTGGAGCAGGGCGATTGCTTTATATGACAGAGATAAAGATAGGACAACGGCTTATCGTTGTCCAGATTGTAATGAAACATGGGAGAGAGAATGAAACTTAAAACAATTTGGGGAATAAATTGGACCTTAGTTATTTTTGAATTTAGAACTTATCGTAAAACTTTTTGGATAAATCGCTTACAAGGAGTAACAATAGTATGAAACTTAAAGAACAGTTAAAGCTACAAAAAGACATTGAAGTACCGTGGCATGTTTGGACAAAGTTTGGACATTGTGCCAAGAAAATTAGCCTGCATGGAAATCAAGCAAGCTTAACAAATGAAGCAGACTTTGCCAATTTGGAAGAGCTTCGATTAGCTATTGAATGGTATGCTGACCAGCTTGGTGGTAAAATCAAATGGAATAAGTAATGACTTTGGCTTCCTGCGTTATATTCTATTCTTTTCTTGCTGGAATTTCTCCAGATATAACTAATGCTGTCATTCAAGTTGAAAGCAAGGGCAATCCTTTTGCTGTTGGAAAGTTAGATGATTCTGGTTTAATGCAAATTCGTCATAAGCTTGTCCCAGAAACTCAACAACAATTATTCCAAAGCTGTACCAACATTAAGCGTGGCGTTGCTCTTTTAAAACAAGCAAGGGAAAAATGTAAGCATAAGTTAGACAATACTTGGCTTGTTTGTTATAACGCTGGCTTAAAGGGTGGATCAAGAATCCGTCACGCAAGTACTTTTATTTACTACAAAAAAGTAATGTCTGAGCTTAAAAAATAATTGAAATTCAGGTAAGAAACTGCTACACTCTGGTTTAGGAAATAACCCCACCAAAAGGAAGATATGACTAATAAGTTCGATGTTTTTTCAAATAAATTTGCCCAAGATATTTTTCTGCAGAAGTACTCTTTAAATGGTCAAGAAACTTGGTCAGATACAGCTAAAAGAGTTGTAGATGCGGTATGTGGTCAACTATTGAGTCCAGAGGATAAAGATACTATTTATAAAGCTATTTTGGAAAGAAAGTTTATTCCGGGTGGAAGATATTTATACTCAGCTGGACGACCTTTTCATCAAGTCAATAATTGTTTTTTGTTTAGAGCAGAGGACAGTCGTGAAGGTTGGTCTGAACTTATGTATAAAGTAACATCTGCTTTAATGACAGGTGGAGGAATTGGAGTTGACTACTCAGCTTTACGCCCAGAAGGAGCTTTGGTTAAACGTACGGGCGGCTTTAGCACCGGTCCAATTGCTTTGATGAACATGGTGAATGAGGCTGGAAGAAACATTATGCAGGGCGGTCAAAGAAGGAGTGCTATTTATGCTTCTCTAAACTGGAAGCATGGTGATGTTTTTAAATTTCTAAAACTTAAAGATCACAGCCCAGAACTTAGAGCACAGAAAGAGAAAGATTTCAACTTTATTCTTCCAATGGAGTTAACTAACATTTCGGTTAACTATGATACAGAATTTTTTATTGCAATTGAAGATGAGAAACACCCGCTCCATTCTCATGCGAAAGCCGTTTATGAGTTGAATTGTAAGCAAGCTTTTTCTACAGCAGAGCCGGGATTTAGTTTTAACTTTAGAAAAGATAATGAAACTTTGAGAAATGCCTGTTGTGAAGTAGTTTCGGAAGATGACTCAGATAAGTGTAATTTGGGAACTATTTGGATGAATAGAATTAAAGATAAAAAAGAACTTAAGAAAATAACAAAAGCTAGTATATTATTTCTTCTTTGTGGTGGAATTTACTCAGATGTTCCGAATGAAAAGATCAAGGAAGTTGGTATTAAAAACAATAGAATTGGTCTTGGTCTTGGAGGAATTCACGAATGGCTTATGTCCAGAGGGATGAAGTACGAAGTTACACCAGAGCTTCATAGTTGGCTTAAAGTCTATGAAGACGAGTCTGATTCAGCCGCTTTTATTGGAGCTAAGCTGTTAAATGTAGCAGTTCCAAAAGGGGTGCGAGCTATTGCCCCAACTGGTACAATTGGTATTATGGCAGAAACTACTACGGGTATTGAACCTTTGTTTTGTAAAGCATATAAAAGAAGATACTTTAAAGAAGGTAAGTGGATGTACCAGTATGTTGTTGATGGTTCTGTAAAAAGACTTCTGGAGCAGGGGGTAAAAATGGAAGATATCCAAGACTCTTATGATTTGGATTTTAAGACAAGAGTTAAGTTTCAAGCTGACGTTCAAAACTATGTTGATATGGCTATTAGTTCTACGTGTAACGTGGCTAGTTGGGGGTCTGATGAAAATAACGAACAGACGTTAGATAAAAATTCAAAAACACTGCTAAAGTATGCTAAAAGACTACGAGGCTTTACTATGTACCCGGATGGGTGTAGAGGCGGTCAGCCATTAACTAGAGTAAGCTTAGAAGAAGCTTTAGCTAATGAAGGTGTTGTTTTTGAAGAACAAATGACTGAGTGTGTGGGTGGAGTTTGTGGCTTGTAAGAATCAAATTATAAAAGAAGTTAGAAAAGAACGAGGTAGTCGTAAAAGGCTACTTCGTTACTATGAAGCAAGCTGTTTAACGAGTGGGTGTCTTAATATAACAATAAGGGATGTGTATAGTTATCACAAGTGGTCAGGCTATTGTAAGAAGTGTTCTGATCTTAAAAAAATAAACGGAATTGATAGGTTAAAACATACAACCGCAAAAGAGCCATACCTTGCTTTATTTAATGGTCTTTTAAAAACCTGCAAAGAAAAAAATAAACCAATTAGTCTAACATTTGAAGAATTTAAAATTTTTACAAATCAGAATAAATGTCATTATTGTTTTGAGTCTATTAAATGGACAAAACATAATCTTACAAAAAATGGATCAAAATATAATTTAGATAGGGTTGATAATGATAAGGGCTATATTTTTTCCAATTTAGTTGTCTGTTGTTGGCGTTGTAACAATTCAAAGGGTAACAGGTACTCTTTTGACGAGTGGTTCGAAATGACTAAATTTTTTAGAGATAAAAAAGAAATTGACTTGACAAAAGTTCTTGAGCTGGAAGATAATAAGTAATGATGGAGTGTGTGAGATAACATGAAAATGCATTCTGGATTAAACGACAAAACAATGGACTTAGTAAAAGAACAAGCTATTGCTTTAGGCTTAGATGCTATAGACTATGAAAGCTATTATAAGCTTTATAAGATTGGAACTAAGTCTAACTACTACGAAGAGCCAGTTTTTACAATCAAAGGGCATGTAAGCTTGATTGGAAGTGAAAAACATGTAGCTTTATATATCCGAGGACTTAGAGGTTGGTTTAGAACAAGCTCAATTGTAAGTTGTGAGAAGAAAGGTAAGGACGTAATTATACAAACTGCAAATAGTATTTATAAACTATCGGAGGATTAATGAGGACTTTTATTATTTTATTTCTTTTAGGGTTTTTTGTATCTTGTGCCAGTAATCAGAATAAGCCAGTACATAAGGAAGAACCAATGTTTCCTTATGTAGATTATCCGGGATCTTACCGATGATCTTCAGGCACGTTAGACGCTTTGAGTGGGACAAGTCTGGATTATGTATTAACTCCTCCTCTTTTGGGGGAGCTACTATAGCCATTGAAGATCTCAAGCCTTGGATACTACAAACACTAAATCCGGGTGATTTCTTTGAAAAAAAGATTGGAATTGCTGTTTGTTCCAAAGAGGATAGATTTAATAAAAAGACTGGTAGGGAGTTAGCTCAGAGCAGAGCTAAGCTACAAAAGCTTACAGTTCAGAAAGTTGTAAAAGAACTAGACAAGACAACTGTAAATATGGTAGACTCTGCTGGTAATTCTTATGTATTTGTAAAATACACTAATGCTAATTCTGTATTTTTTATTGAATTTAATTTTGAAGGTTCCTTTGAGTATTAACATATCATTTTCAGCTTTAGAATGCTTTGAGCAATGCTCGGAGAAGTATCGTCTTCGTTATAAGGAACGTCTAAGTTCTGAAAAGATTTCAAGTCCTCTATTCTTTGGTACAGCTATTGATGCTGCAGTTGAACTTTTCCTACTAAAGAGAAAAGTAAATCTAACCGAAAAAGAACTTGACTTGCTTTTGAATGAAGATGCCTATTCAATGTTTGACAAAACTATGCGTGAGCAAAATGGAGTATTGTTAGAAAGGAATCCGCTGTGTGACTACTTCTATTCTGACTTTGATCCAAATATCTTACTGCCCGAGGATTTTAAAGCACTTACAAAATCCTACCCAAGTATTACAGACTGGGAAGAATTCTTTGCCTATTGTAAGAAATACATAAAAACTCATGGAGAGCTTACCCAAGGCACTAAAGTAGCTTTTAATAACTTATGCTGGCTTAGCCTTTATAGAAAGGGCGAAATGATGTTAAAGGCTTATGAAAGAGACATTCTTCCAGAAATTGAAGAAGTCTTTGACATACAGAAAGAAGTTCAGCTATTGAACGAATCTGGAGATAAGCTAAGGGGTAAAATTGACTTTATTGCGAGTTTTAAAGATGATCCTAGCCTTAGACACATCTGTGACAACAAAACCTCCTCAGAAGCTTATAAAGCAGATTCTGTGGCAAACAGCATTCAGCTTGCTATTTACTGCGAAGCTGAGGCTTGTGATAGAGCTAGTTACGTTGTTATGGAAAAAAAGATGCGACTCAAAGAACCAAAAGCACGAACCCAACTTATAAAAGATACTATATCAGATGAGCACAAGCAGAAAACATTTGACATTATAGAACAGAAGCTTAATAATATAGTTTGTGCGGAGTTTCATAAAAAAGACTCTCCAAAAGAATGCCACTTCTTTGGCAAGTCTTGCGAGTTTTTTAATTTGTGTTGGCATGGAAGAATGGATGGACTCAAAAAGAAAGATTAAAGTTGGGGATGAAGTTCTTTGTATAAAGGAATCCGACCTACCGCAGTATGTTGGTCACATCTGGAAAGTTACACAAATAGACAATAGAAACTCATTATATTATTGTGTTAACTACGAGCTATACTCAGAAGAGTTTATTTTTAAGAAGGATGAAATTATTATACCTTCATCATTAATAAGGGAGTTATTGTGAGTGATTTAGAAAAGAAGTCCAAGAAAGAGCTATTGGACATTATCGACCAGCTTAGAGAAAAGCTTGGAAATATGCAGGGGGTAGAAGCTAAGCAAGAAGCTTTGGAACAAAGTTTGCCGGGAATTGGCTTTTCTGTTTTACAAGATAGAGATGACACATTTAAGCTAGTAGAAATTTCATTTGACTTTGATTCAAAAGCTGCTAAAGTAACAAAAGTTATAGACGTAGTCACAAGTGGCTATGAATATGCTTTATATGATGCTAAGAAGTTCTTAATAGAACGAGTAATGCATAAATCTAACATTAACCATTTAAAGGAGAAAAAAAATGGATAAGGAATTTGCTAAACGTCTTAAAAAGCTTGTGCCAGAGGATGGCGGATTTGATCTAAGCTTTAACCTATCAAACTCAGGTCAAGCTGGTAAGGTAGCTTCAACGCTTAACCTTACAATCTTCTCAGCTGGTAAAGAAGGTAAAGGTCCAATCATTACAAAGAAAGTATCTATTCCAGCAATTGCATCAACAATTGATGAAGCTAACAAAATTGCTTTGGAAGACACTCTAAGTCTACTGGGGGTATAAATGAATCGTTCAGAATCAATTGCTAAAATTGCTCTAGCTCTTGTAAAAGCTCAGTCTGTTATGGGAAATGCTATTAAAGATGCTAAGAATCCATTCTTCAAGAGTTCTTACGCTAATCTCAATGCGGTGCGTGAAGCAGTTCTTCCAGCAATGAATGCGAATGGTATTTCAGTGCTTCAACCTACCATTCAAGTTGACGGTAAGTCTTTTGTAGAAACAGTACTACTGCACGAGTCTGGAGAATTCATTTCTAGTCTAACGGAAGTTATTGTCTCAAAAGCTAACGACGCTCAACAACAAGGATCAGGAATTTCTTATGCTCGTCGTTATGGATTGCAATCTCTAGCTAACATCGGTTCCGACGACGATGACGGAGAAACTGCAGTTGGGCGAGGTAGTTTTAAATCTTCAGGAAATGTCACGGTTACAACAACCCCAGTAAATAATGTTGCTAAGCTTGAAGAAAAGCCTGTAGAATCAGCTCCAGCAGCAAGCCGCGGTTCGTTCCGTAAGAACTCCGCCAAGTCAGAATCTTCAGTTCCATCAGGAGATCTATAATGGAAAACGCTGGTAAAGTTGTATCTAAAAAAGAAGTTACAGAAACGCTTGTGCGAAACATTGTTTCAGACCAAGCTGAGTTCAAAGAAGCAAAACAAGCTCTTCGTCACGGGCAAAAGGATAGGCTTATGGATGCAATGGCTGCATATCCCTTACTTGATGAGGACTTTGATGAGCACGAGCCTGAGCTTAGAACTGCTTTTGTAATTTGGAAGCGTATCTCAGACAGTCTTGTGGCACTGGGTACAGAAGCAGCAATTGAAGGCATTATTAATGGATTTGCAAGAAGTCAACAACAAAACGAAGCTAATGGCTTAACAGAAGGAGTGGCAAATGTCGAAACAACAGAAGGGTAAATACGCAACAGTTGGAAGTCTTATTTTCCAATCTCAGTTTGATGAGGAAGGAAATCGTCTTGAAGGCGAGTATAAGACAGACGATAAAGGTCGTAAGCTATACGCTCTTAAGCTTGATAAGAACACCGAAGTAATTATCAATGGTGTGAATATGTCTGGAAAGACTCTTTACGTTTCTCGTCCAGAAACAAAGCTTACACGACTTCTTGACAAGGGCATTATTGATAAAAAAGAGTTTGACAAGAAAATTGCCGATTTCTCTCCGGGTGGGCGATTAGAGTTTGTGCAGATGGAAATTACTGCAGATCTTGAAAAATAAAGAAGGGGCTGAAAAGCCCCTTTCTTTTTTGGAGCTTTATGAAATTTAAAATTGGACAGTTTAGACAAGCGCATGAGCAGTTTGTAAAAGAACGTTTTTTAGCTGACGGAATTGATTCTATAGCTTTCTATTGCGCAGTTAGTGCGTGTCCTGTATTGGCTGCTTACCATTATTGTAGAGAGGTTGATCCGGATAATTCGGAATTGACAAGAAGGATTGAAAGTGTTATGATTTTCTACGGAATTGATGAGGTGGAAGAATGAAGCCGGGAAGATACATTATAATAAACAAGAATGATATAATAGAAACTCCTTTCTGGGTTCATTCCGACTTTAATATGTTGGATATTTTAGAAATAGATGAGGAAAAAGAAGAAGTAAGGTATATGTATGTGGGAGATAAGATTCTAAGGCACAGGGACTACACCCAATTTATAAAACTCAAACTTGCCCCACATTCACCATTAATGGAAGAACTAATTTAGGAGATATATGATTGAAACCAAGGACAAAATACAAATGACTAACTTCACTGATAAAAGAAAGCAACAGATGGGCGTTAAGAGTCTTGGGGATATGAGGCGTGAAGGAATTGTTACAGGTAAGATCGATCCAAGTAAGTTTGTAAAGGGTCCAAAGAAAATTGACTGTCTTGAAAGACCTTGGCATAGAGGTGACATGACTGGAATTCTTGCCGGAACAGGAATTGGAAAGACATCTTATTCTCTATACATACTCAAGCATATCCTTCTTAATAATCCAACTGGAGTTGTAGCATTCGTTTCTCTTGAAATGACTGCTTCTGAAATTGCTGAGAAGTGGATTAAGATGACAGAAGATTGTCCTCAGATTGAGGATAGATTTTACATCATTGAGAATTATGATGAACAAGGAAAGAGTAGAGAGCTTAATGTTCGTGGCGTTAAATTTGAGCTTGTCAAGCTTAAAGAAGTTTTGAATGAAACACTTATCGCTTTTGTGTTGGATCACCTTCACGAAATTTCCATTGAAGGCTCTGTAAAAGATTACAATCCAATTTGTAGAGAACTTAAGGATATGACTGTTGAGCTTGATGCTCATGGAATTATTCTTTCTCAGACTACGAAAGGAAAAGGCACTGGGGACATTCCAGTGCCGAAAGATGGTTGTTATGGGACCAGCCGTTATGAAAATCTCATGACAAACATCCTCACAATCTTCCAGCCGCTTCTTCGGGTACAGCGTGAAGCCGACCTTCCAATTCTTGGTTGGCAATATGCTAAAATTCGTTACAAGAACCGTGGAGATAAAGTTCGAGAAAATATGAATTACCTTCTTTATTTTGAATATGACACAGAAAACTTGAGAGAGCTTGATAAACAGGAAAAAGCAGACTTTGCTATGTATTATGAAAAGGTGCTAGAACTTCGTCAGAATGAAGAGAAGTTTAAATCCTACCAGTTTGATATCTCGGATACAATTCTTGGAAGAGATGGAAAAGAAGTTAAGATTACTAAGATTGTTGGTGGACATGATCCGGGAGAGTTGTAATGGAAAGGTGGGTAGCTATTAATGATTACGAAGGTTTATACGAAGTATCTAATCTAGGTAAAGTTCGTTCTATTGCTAGAAAAATTACATATAGCGATGGGAGGGTTTATAACTATCCAAGTAAAATACTATCGATAAACTTTTGTGGTAAGTACAAGCTACCATATGTTCACCTCTATAAAGAATCTAAACGAGAGTCTAGGTTATTACACAGAATAGTTGCTAAAGCTTTTATCCCAAACCCAGATAACAAAACTGATGTAAATCACATAGATGGAGATAGGAAAAATAATGCTTCCTCCAATTTAGAATGGGCTACTCGTCTAGAAAACATGCAGCATGGTTTTAAAACTGGACTTATAAACAACACTGGAATTAATCATGGAAATAATCTATACTCAGAAGAGCAGATTCAGGAGGTTGTTAATATGATATTTCTAGGCTATAAGCAAAGTGAAATTTCAAATAAGACTGGCGTAAAAATAGGAACAATCCAAGCTATCCGTCAAGGAAAACAATGGATTCACATTAAACCACAGTATGAGTGGCGATTTAATGGAGACTTATAATGTTTGTTAGAGATCTTGTTGTAGGAGCTTGGTATAAGTCTAAAAAAACAAAGCACCCGCTTTATTACTCTTCTCATGAGTTTCGTTCAGATGATATTGTTGAATTTCATTTCTACACTGATTATGGGTATAAACTTATATTCCCTACTATCATACCACCATGGGCTAACGAAGTAGCTGAAATACAAGTAGAACCATTATCTTCTTTAGAAAAGGAATTGCTATGAAGCTTAGCGTTTTTTCTAAGGTAAACTACCTACCAAAGAATAAAGATGATAAGATTGCCCAGTCTAAGCTTGCGTCTAATCCTAATCTTCCACAGGTAATTGAGATTGCCACTGACGAGGATTTGATTAATGCTGTAACTTCTTATGGTTGGAGTCCGAGCATTTTCTCAAGCTTTAGACACAATGATTGGTTTGTGTCCACAGACTTTATGAGCTTAGATGTTGATTCTGGGCTAACTATGGAAGATGCTGAGAAGCGCATTCAAAAACTTGGATTGGCTTGTCTGTGTCTTCCAAGCCCAAGTTTCACTCCAGAGTTTCACAAGTTCAGACTGATCTTCCCACTGGCTAAAACTATCCTCAACAAAGATGACTTTGACGCTACTTGGGATTGGATGCAAGAGCAGTTTCCAGAGCTTGATGCACAGTGTAGCGACTATGCTCGCTGGTACGCTCCTTCCAAGATGGAAGCTGGCTTTTGGCAGGATGGAGATTTTCTTGTGCCGAAGAAAGCTCCAGAACAGGCTTTAAACGAGGTTTATAAAGAAACGCAGGTGGAAGTGCCAGATAACCTCAAAGACCTCGTAAAGCTCCTTTATGGCAAGGATAGAGAGACAATCCCAGAGGCGGTGGAGTTCTTTCTTACAAATGCCCACACAGGCTTGCCGGGGCTTTGGATAAATGCCTTAAACGGTTGTGTATTTTCTCTTGCGCTTTCTGGCGTTGATGATATGATAATTGAAGAAGTCATTGATAAGCTTGCTCCAGAATCTTTGGACAAGCGTGACGTTTATCAAATTAACAGGGCTATACGAGATGGAAAAAGAGCCAGAGAAAAAATGTAATGTAAACGAGTTCCAAGTTGGAAGAAAGTACCGTTGTTTTTTAAATACCTTTTATGTAACTAGTATTGACATCCTACATGGGTATGTGTATATTACATGGAATAGAGGTGAGACAAAAGGTCTTATTTATCTTGGTACTGAATTCTATGCCTATGAAGTTCCTCTATCTTCTTTAGAAAAGGAGTTGTTGTGAAAGACTTACTTATTGATTACAACGACATATCCTTTGAGAATACAACTATATCAATGGAACTTGAAGGACTTAGTGATGAAGTTTTGCTAGACGAGTGTAATTTTATTCTTAGTGGTAAATATGAAAGTGAACTTATGGATGATATCCTTGCTAATTATTTTAAAACTGGTAACATTAGTAAGCAAGAGCGCAGAGTAGCCGAGGCTCTTTATCTATTGGCTAATGGAGAACTTGCATGGGAAGTTTAAAAGTTGGGGATAAGGCAATTATTGTACGGTGTAATTATGATTTTTCTCTATATAAAATTGGCACTATACTTGAAATAGAACCAGCTGGATTTGGGAAAGGAGCTTTTGTATTTCCTTATAGAATTGAATTAGAAGACAAGAGTTTGGTTTGGTGTAGAGCTGTTGCTTATAGCTCATTAATTGAGGAGTTATTTTGAAAGATACTTATCATATTTCTGATAGCATCGCTTACTCCGAATTACGTTCTCTTCTTTTAGAAGATAAAGAACCATTCGAACTTAAATCTGATAAAATTGAAACCAAAGATTACGAGTTTACATTTGCGGAAACTTATAAGCCTTTTTTAAAAGAATTGCAATATCAAGATGATATTATTTTTGGTAAAGATAAAACTTTAGAAATTGTAGCAGTCGAACTACAAGACAATAACGCTATTCTTTTTAAGTTAGATGGTTCGATAGAAGTTCGTCCTGCTAAGTTTTGGCTTTTATCATCAACAAAGATTGACCTTAATTTTAAAAGATTAGAAGGTAATCTCCATTATAAATACATTCGGTATTTTTCATCTTATGAACAGTTTTGTAAATATATGCAAATGTTTATAGGCATGAGAAAAGATGTATACGGAGTATGGAACGCTCGTGAACAATTTATGCTACATGAGGGTATAACACTTTACAAAGGACTTAAGCCACAAGATTTGGGCGTATTGGCATTTGATATAGAATCCGATGGACTTACTAAACATTCTGGTAGTCAAGTATATCTTATTACAAATAGCTATCGTAAAAAAGACTTGCATATTAAAAAGCATTTTAGGCTTGACCACTATAAAGATTGTGGAGAACTTATCAATGCTTGGACTGAATGGGTAAGAGAGATTGATCCAGATATTATTAACTTTTGGAATGGCTATGGTTATGATTTGCCTTATCTAGCGCATGTAGCTGAACTCTATGACACAAGCCTAAAGCTTGGACGCGATGGTTCCAATGTTCAATTTAAGAAGAAAGCCTCTCAGAAGCGAGTAGACGGGAATACAAGCTGGGATTATTTTAAAGCTCATATATACGGAAGGCAAATTATCGATGGTCAATTTGTAGCTTTGAATTATGGAGTCGGTAAAGGATATCCCAGCTGGGGATTAAAGCCTATTGCTGAAGCTGAAGGCTTTGTTACACCTGACAGACAATTCTATGATGCCTCTCAAATTCATAAAAACTGGGGAATTCCAGAGGAACGTGAGAAGATCGTCCAGTATGGTATCGATGACTCAGAGGATACAATTAATTTGTATTTTCGAATGATAACATCATACTTTTATACTGCGGTTTCAACTGCTATGCCTTTTGAAGAAATGATGCAAGGAGCTACAGGTAAATGGGTAAACTCAGTGCTTGTGCGGGGATATCTCCAGCGGGGGCATTCTATTCCTAAAGCTTCTGAACCACAAAGAGTGGCTGGAGGTATGAGTTATGGAATTCCGGGAATCTATTCCAATGTTCTAAAGTATGATGCGGCTAGTTATTATCCCAGTACCATTCTTAAATTTAATATCCACAATTCCGAGAAAGACCCTGATAATATATTTGTTAAGACTGTGAAGTACTTTACTGAAGCTCGACTAAATAATAAAAAGCTATTTAAAGAAACCGGCGATAAGTATTATGATGACTTACAGGCAGCTGGTAAGATATTCATTAACTCAAGTTATGGAGTTTTAGGGACTCCCGGCTTGAACTTTAATTCATTTGAACATGCAGCAGAAATTACCAGATGTTGTAGAGCCGGTCTTAAGAAAGCTGTAATCTGGGCAACAGGTCATGAAATTACTCATTGGTGGAAAGAATATGCGGAGGAGCAGGATTATGAAGACTTCTCCCGCATTGACGTTCAGACTAAAGTTAGCTTTGATAATATGCCTAAAAACAATTTTATCCTTGTTAACCTCGACACCGATTCGCTCTCTTTTGCTAAAAATGACCATAGCAGTTTTTCTGAGGAAGAGAAGCAAAATATTGAAGAACAACTTAAAGGAATAATGTACTGCGACTGGGAAGACGATGGTGAATATGATAGAGTGATTGTTTCCAAAGCCAAGAACTATGTTTTACTTCCAAAGGGTGCGAAGAAGTTTAAGACTAAAGGTTCAAGCTTTGTTGACAGTAAAAAAGAGCCGGCTTTATTGGCTATGTTGCAAGAACTTCTTAAAAGTTTGGTTTTTAATGAAGGAAAAGAGCTAGAGATTTATAATAGATATTGCAAAGAAACCTTAGCTATTTCAGATATTTCTCGCTGGGCTGTAAAAAAGTCGGTGACTAAAAAACTACTGACTGGAACTAGGAAAAATGAAACTAAGGTTTTAGAAGCTTTAGACTCGGATGCTAGGGAGGGCGACAAGGTTTGGGTTTATAGTGCAGTTGATGGAGAGGTTCAAGTTGAAGAAAAAGGGGAACCGCAGTTCTATAAAAATGGTCGTCCCAAGATGGAGCCTAATCAAGTTCTAAGAAATGCAAAGCATTTTGATGGAAATTATGATGTGGAGCATTATCTTGGACGAGTTCATGCTACAGTTAAAATATTAAAAAATGTTATTGACATAAGTAAATTTATTGACTATTCTAAACCTAAGAACTTAAAACTCAGGGAGAGTTTGTGAAATTTTCAAGATACAAATCTAGAGCGCAAAAAAATAAAATGAAATTTAATATTCCAGAACAAATCTTTGCAATCTTAGAAAAAAGACCTTGTTATTATTGTAGAGTTAAGAAAGATGAGGTCGGTATTGATAGAATTGACAATACTAAAGGCTATATTTCAGGAAATTGTATTCCTTGTTGCTGGGACTGTAATAGATTAAAAAGCAATAAAACAATGCAAGAATTTAAAGAATATCTAGTGCGTTTTAATAAAGATCTTAGATTTTATGTAGATCCTTTGGTAGTTCATTGGTTTTACTCATATGATGGTGAAGTTTATACAAGATTAGCACCTCATTCCAAAAATTTAGGAAATACTTACAATACATTTTTTGCGGATGATATTTAGTATGGAAATAATAAAAACAATTATATTACTTTGTCAGTTAAATGGAGTTAGAGCAAGTACAGTATCTATGACTGAATATATAGAAACTAAACAATTATTATGTCAACAATATTATATAAAATGTTTAGGAGCTAATAAATTAGCTGGATATAAAGATTTATCTAAATGCATACAAGAGAGAAAATTATGAATCTTAAAATAGGCGACAAAGTAAAAATGACACCACGAGGTTTTCGTTTCTACTCCAACATTGACAGTATATTTGTTGTTCACAGCGTCGGAGGAGTTCTCGATAATAAACATTTTACTAGCGCAGTTTGTAGTCTCTTTGCTGTACATGGAGTTGGTACGATTCTCAAAATTTCCGATGATAACATCTATGTAAAATTTGAAAACTCACTTGATGGAGTTGGTTATTTTTATACCCATTATTACGATCCAAAAGATATTAAAAAGCTCAGTCTTCTTGACAAGCTTATTTTTAAACTCAAAGGCATTCTATGACCATCTTTTTAAAATTAACCCTTGGCTTTATCATTGGCAAAACAGTTGGTCTATATTGTGCTAAAAACGAGTTAAGTCCAATACTTGGAATGTCCCTAACTGTAGCACTTGTGCTTCTAGCCTGTACTTTAATTGATAGGATTTTACCATGAAAAATCTTACACGTTACGCAATTGTTGGAGCTGTTTGCTTACTTGTCGGACGATTTGTCCTTCAACCAAAAGCAGAGATTAAGGAAGTTGTTAAGTATGTGGAAAAGAAAGAAGAAGTGAAGAAAAAGAAAAAAACTACCCGCATTAAAGAAGAGAAAAAGCCAGATGGTACGACCACAACAGAAACTGAAGTGGTTGAGAATGATGAAAGTCAGACGAACACATCCATAGCTTCTTCAAAAGAAACAAGCAAAAAGTCTTCATCTGGAGTAACTCTTGGGCTGTTAGCTTTAAAGGACGTAAATCAATTTAGCAATAAGCCAGAGTTTGGGGCAGTTGTTTTAGCTCCATTGGTTGGCAAACTATCTGTAGTTGGTTCTGTTGACACCACAAAAAGAGTTGGGTTAGGTTTAGCTTTAGAATTTTAAGGAGTTATATGATAGATTCAATTGGAAGTGTTTGTAATAAAGAAGAGTGTAAAGATACAGAATATACCTGTGCCTGCAAAGCTTGTGAGGAAGCCAATGAACATTAAAATTATTGATAAAGCTATTTCAACAACTGTTCCAAGTTTTCAAAACTTAGGAGATGCTGGATTAGATCTGACTGCTACAAGTATTTCTTTTACTGATGACTATGTGGAGTATGGCACAAACTTAGCTTTTGAAATACCCGATGGTTGTGTTGGACTTTTGTTTCCTCGATCAAGCATTTCTAAATATGACTTAACTCTTTGTAATTCTGTTGGAGTTATTGACAGCGGATATCGAGGAGAAGTGAAGCTACGATTTAAAACAACATATAATTATAACCCAAGCAAAATGTACAGAGTTGGAGATAGAGTGGGACAATTAATATTAGTTCCTTTTATAACCCCAACAATCAATATCGTATCAGATCTTTCAGAAACAAAAAGAGGTTCTGGTGGATTTGGAAGTTCTGGAGTTTAGGATGAATAATGAAGTAGAAGAATGGAGGGATATTGAAGGCTATGAAGGAATTTATCAAGTTAGTAATCTTGGCAGAGTTAAGTCTTTAGATAGAGCAGTCCAACACCGTAATGGTAAAGTTTTAATGAAGAAAGGAAAGCAGCTTAAAGTTGTGTATGCCGGAAATAAGTATGGTAGAATAATCTTAAATAAGAATGGAAAAAAATCAGCAAAACTTATCCACAGGTTGGTCGCGCTCACGTTTATTATAAATGAGACTAATTTAAAGGAAGTTAATCATAAAGATTTGGACAAAACTAATAACTCGGTAGAAAATCTAGAGTGGGTTTCTCCTAAGCAGAATACACAGCACGCTTTTAATAATAGATATATTAAGAGATACTTGGGCGAAGATAACCACAGGGCTGTTGTTACTGAAGAAGTGGTTCTTAAAATAAGAGAGTTACATGCCACAAAAAAATATCGATATAAGGATATCGGTGAAATGTTTGGGATTCATCATAGTGTTGTTGGTTATATTGTGAGACGACAAACTTGGAGACATATATGAAAACTTATCAAGATCAATGGACTCGTTATCATGACAAGCCTACAGATGGAATTAATCCAAGTTCTAACAATGGAGGCATCTACACTGCCTATGCTGTAAAGCTTGGACTACCTGTAAATAAAGATAAATTACGTGAGTGTTTTGAGTTGTGTAATAAAGCAACTCCAGAAGGTTATTTTTATTTAATTAGAAGTCCTAATAAGGAGTTGCCTCCTATTAGCAGAGATGAAATAATCGCCCTAGCTTATCTAGATTTACTTAAACCTATCCATTTAAACGGCTGGAGCTTCAGCCCCTACCCTATCCCACCCTTTAGCTTAAAAATACTTATAAAACAAGCTCTGGAGCTTAGAGGCAAGCATCGTAATTACTTCTGGCAGAACAGCTTGTCCCAGATTTATCGCTTTGCTTTTTCTGTCCCTTTACAAGACCGAGCCTTTCTGTTAGAGTGTTTTGGAGAGACACGAAGATTGAGTTATTTCTTCTACAAAGCCATTGCCTTGCTTGACGCAAAGTTCGCTAAGCCTAAGAATGGAATTCACTGGCTTAAGTATGGCGGAGAAGAGCGTAAGAAGATAATGCAAACTGAGTTTCCAGAAGATCATCCATTGGTGAAACTATGATTAAACTTAAAGCTTTTATTTATCGCTTTTCAAACATCTTTGGACTTCACATTTATTTGGCACAGAAAGAAGAAGATGCTTACGTTAATAGCCTAGGCGAAGACGGAGATTTTCTTAGTGTTGGACTTTGGCAAGCTAAGAATGGCTTTACAACTATTTGGACATATAAACAGCCATTCTTTAAAGCTCTTGTATCCAAGATTAAACACGCTTTTGATTTTAGGAGTTATGAATGATTAGTTGGAAAAAAGGACAATATAAGTCTTTGTCAAAGCACTTCAGTACTAAAGAGTTTGAAAACAAAGAAGATAAAGAGTTTTATATCGATCCAGTGCTTGTGCAGAAGTTAGAGCTTTTGCGAGTTGAATTTGGCGAACCAATTACCATCACTTCTGGCTATCGCTCCCCAGCTTATAATGTCAAGATTGGCGGAGCACCATCAAGTCAGCATTGTCAAGGAAAAGCTGCGGATATACGTCCAACAGTATTCTCAAAAGAAAAGCTTGACAAACTTTATTTGTTGTGCGAAAAATACTTTGAGGCAGTTGGTGACGGAAGAAACAAAGGTTTCATTCATGTTGACACGAGAACTGGAAAAAAACGTCGGTGGAATTACTAATGCATCCTGAAGATTATCACAAGGAACGAATTAAGTTACAAATGCTACAAGCAAAGCTTCAATGTACACAAGTACTTATTCAAGCAATAACCCTTGTCGCAACTCTCGTACTTCTTGGAAGTAAGCTATAATGGTAACAATGATTGTTGTTGGAATTTTATTAACTATCAATATGTTTTTAATGCATATAACATATCTAGGGAAGACTTATAACTGGATTTATAAAAAACTAAAAAAGCCAAAATTTACACCCGGTGAATTTGTAATGATAGGAAGTGTGGAATTTAAAGTTATGTATCTAACGAAAGAGCACAGACCTTATACGTACTATTGTACGCCAGTAAAATATAAGACAAAGTACTATGTTGATAACTATTATCATGAATCTGAAATTAAAAAGAAAACAGGACTTTTAAAGGAGTTAGAGTGAAAAAAGATTGGACTAAAGCAGAGATTAACTTTGTTTTAAAATTATACTCTCGAGGACTTTCTCGTAAGGAAATTGCTAGACAGTTTAATGAAAAGTTTGATTCAGATAGATCGCAAGATTCTATTAAACATTGTGTAGATGTTTATGGAACCTGCGTAGAAAGGTACACTCCAAAAGTTCTGATTATTGATATTGAGACTAGGAGTTTAACAGTTAAAACATTTGGCTTGAGAGATCAGAATATCGGATTAGAACAAGTTGTGGATGATGGCGGTATCCTATGTTGGTCTGCAAAATGGTTAGGTTCTGATAAGGTTTTTTTTGAAGAGACTAAGGGAGTTAAATCAAAAGAAAAAGTAATTCTTAAAAAACTCAAAAAGCTGATGGATGAAGCTGATATTATAATGGGACAAAATAGCCAAAGCTTTGACGTACCTATTATAATGGGGCTATTTCTTTATTATGGTCTTATTGATGATGTTCGTGAATTTAAACAAATAGATACTCTTAGAATGTCTAAATCTAAGTATAAGTTTTTAAGCCACAAACTCCAGTATATGTCTGGTAAGCTATGTGAAATTAAAAAGCAAACCCATGCTAAATTCCCCGGCATGTCCTTGTGGATGGAATATGAGGCTAAAAATCCAGCTGCGTTTGCTGAAATGAAAAAGTATAATATGGCTGATGTAGAAGCTACTGAAGAGTTATTCTTAAAGCTATCAAAAGGTTGTAAGACTAAAAACGTAACCGATGCACTTAGATCTTATAACGCTGCAAAAAACAGAGGGTAAAATGGCTAATAAACGCTTTGTAACACGAATGGTAAAGGGAGCTGAGTGGCATTTCTATTTAGAATCTTCTACCAGTTATAAGCGTAAGCATGGTTCAGATTCTGATGCCATTACCTACATCAAAGAGCGGGAGGTTTATTTTAATCGAGCAGAGTTTGATACCAACTGTGTGCGTCATGAATTGTTTCATATTTATATAGCAGAGAGTAATACTAATTCTTCTCCAGATTTTACAAAAGATGATATGGAAGATTTAGCTGCTGAAATTATTGGAGAATTTGGACCGCTTATAGTTTACGAAGCAGATTTTATTTATAATAAACTAGTGGTATTGAACAAAAAATGAAAGCGATAGTAAAGCTTATATTTAAAATCCATAGGATAATTCATAAATATCCTACTAAATCTGAAATTAGACTTGCTTTAAATAATATACCGTATAGCAAATTTGATTTGACAGAAACTGTAGGAATGTTATATATTTGCAATAGTACAATTGAAGGAATTGCAGATTGGCTTGATATGGACGAGAAAGAAGTTATTAGAAGATTAAATATTCTTGCAGATGGAGTTAAGCTATGATTCACACTATTTGTGGTTCCGCTGATATAGGAGATACAGTTCAGTTTGATTATCCCACTGGGGTAAAGATTGGTGTTATTAAAAACATAGACACTACATTAAGCAGTATTGCGGTTTCCATTTATTGTACAGATAGGTCTGGGGGATATACTTTAGTAGTTCCTCATTATAACATTACTAAGATTCTTCCAGTGGAGGGGTCTCACGTATCTACACAAGAGGAAATTAAGAAGCCCGCTCGCTATAATAAAAAGGGTAAGCTTGAATGCTGGGATGTTATTATTGACCAAGAAATGAACTTTCTGGAAGGTAATATTTATAAATACGTCTGGCGTTATAAAGAGAAGAATGGCATTGAGGATTTGAAAAAAGCCAGAGTTTATCTGGATAAGCTTATTTCAGAGGTTGAAAAGAAATGAACGATAAAGACAAAGAGCTTTTCGGAACGAGAGAGGAATTGTGATTAATTTTATATATCATTACTGTGCAGGACTTATCCTATTGCTTTTAGCCTTGGGCTTTGTAATTTTTCTGAGTTTTTTTATTGAGGTTATTCTTCCCGCAATACTTAAAAGAATAGGAATACCATGAGACAGAAGGACAAAGAAGCATTTGATGAGTGGCTCAATAAAGAAAGAAGAATATTTGAAGCTAACGAACCTGCCACGTTTTGCGATGCTGATGAATTTTGCATGGAAAAAGGATGGCAAGCCGCTTGTGAGTACAAGAATAAAGAAATCATGAATGAAGTTAGACAAACTCCAAGTGGAGTGTCAGTTGTTAAATTTAATAAAGAGCTAGTTAGAAAAGAAATAGAAAAACTCCAAGCTGAAATCAAAAAGCTACGCGAAGGTTGCTGTTGCAGCGCAGAAGAACAATACACTTGCATAAAGTGCAGATGGGGGAATAAATGATCGCATCATGTGAATCGTGCGGAGAAGATTTTTTAACCGAATCTGATCCTTATGTAGTTAGACCGACTAAGAATGGAGATAAGCTCTATTGCTATTGCCACATCAAAGGTTTTGATGAAGTTAAATCAAAGGCGGATAAGCTTCAAGATGAAAATACGAATCTTAATGAAAAAGTACAAAAAACCAAGACGTTTTTAAAAGAAAGACTTTACTATTCTGCTGATGATAAAGATGAGTTGTTTGTAAATAGGTATTGTTTAATGGCGTTGCTCGAAGAACTGGAAAAAGAATGAGGCTGATTAAATGCACAACCAGCTTTATGATTGGCTTTTACATAGCTTTTGTCTTGACCCTTTCTGTGACTGGATATATTATGGTTACGGAGTTTGTATCTAAAAGTAGCTTAAAAACAAAAATTGTTTACATTGATGGGAAGGTGTACGATGTTAAAGAAAAACGAAATTGAAGGTATTTACTATTCTAATAAAACTGGAAGAATCTTCGAAGCAGTATCTGACGGGCATGGCTATGTAATCACTAGATATTGCGATGATAATAGCCCAGAGTTTGGACCTTGTGTGCAGGAGTATGAGTTTAGAATTCAGCACTTTTTAGACATTTATGAAACTCTAGTCACATACAACGAGGATGCTTAGTGTTGGCAGTCGGTCTTATCTTGTGTATTATGTATTTAATATATCTCAATACCAAGCAAAATAAAAAGCATAAAGAACTTATTATTGGTTATAAAAACCAAGTAGAGTCTTATAAAAAGCTTGTGCCGGATATTGGGGCAATCATCCCCATGTCTCATTTTAGAGAGGTTGTGGACAATAAGAGCCTCCAGTTAAGCAAAACGGAAGCTCAGTTGTCTATGGTTGAAAAAGAACTTTCTGAGCTTAAGTCACAGCAACAAAGCAAAAGCGTTAGGCTTGGTTTAATTTCAGAATGTGTCTTGCCTTTTCATAGCGAATTCAAGTATAATGTAAAAGATCTTGTTCCAGTATTTAGACCTATTGATTATATAGTATTTGCTGAAGATGAGATTGTTTTTCTTGAGATAAAGATTGGGACGAGCCAACTTAGTGAAAAGCAAAAGAAGATACGCAATTTAGTGCAACAAGGTAAAGTTAGGTTTGAAGAGCATCGCGTTAATGAAACTGGGTATTCCATAAAGGAGAATCATGGGAAGACGCAAAGCTAATTTAGAACACGAGTATGAACTGGAGCGTCAAATTAAGGACTTAAAACAAGAAAATGCTAAATTAAAAAAATTGTTGCGAGAAAAAGAAAAAGCTGATAAGATTGAAAAAGTAGAAGTTCCGAAGGTAAAAAAACCTGAGAAAAAAGAGTGTCCAAAGTGTGGCGCAGGTGTTAAATGCTCACCCCTCCCAATGGGTATCTTAGAACTTTGTGAGTCGGCTTGTGGGTATAGACAGGTAGTTAAAAAATAAGAGGTGTTTTTTGAGTAAAGTACATGCAATAAAAGTTAGTTTAGAACAAGTGATAAACAGCGACTCTCCAAATGCTGCTGTAAAAGATTTCATTACTCCAGTAAAAGCTACAGTACTATCCCATAATGCAGGAACTCTCATTGAGGCGTTGGAGGGTGGATTGTATCTTGTATCTATGGGAACGTGGTTTAGAACCCCCTATAATGGAAAACCTCTTCCTCAAGTTGAAGCTTTTGATCAGCTTCAAGATTTAGGACTTACGGTTATTAAAGATAAGATTGTGCGAAATAATTCAAATACTTTAAAAGAAGCGGAAAAAGAAGATGGACAAAAAATTCGAAGCCAAAATAATGTCAGCTCTAAGAAAGCTAACAAAACAATGGCCGCCAATATTAAAAGCGAAGAAAAAGACTAAAGTAGGTCCAGAGCTTCACAAGTGTCCTTTATGCAATCAGCTAATTTATACCGGCAAACGCTCCATTGAAATGATCCAGATTGATCATCCTGATGTTATTGCTGGTAGGATGGACTGCGATCATATAGAACCAGTTATTGCCGTTGAAGATTCTGGAAAGGAAAAGGATTGGAATAAAGTAATAGATCGAATGTTTTGTGATGAAGATAATGTACAGAATATTTGTTGGCTTTGCCATAAAAGCAAGAGTTTGGCAGAGCGTGGAGATAGAGCTAAGGCTAGAAAGGAAAATAAGAAATGAGTGAAAAACTTGTCCGTGACAGAATTGCTGAATTTGTGTTAAATAAACGTGGGGAAGTTTTAGATACCAGAATTGCCAGTGCAGAAGAATATGTACAATTGCTTAAGAATAAGGTAGTAGAAGAGGCTCGTGAAGTCTTAGAAGCTAAGGATAAGTATGAGTTGGCTGAAGAGCTTGCAGATTTGATGGAAGTTATGAAAGCTCTAGCAGAAAAAGAAGAAATAGTAGATTTACTCTTTTCTAAAAGAGAAGCTAAGTTCTTGGAAAGAGGTGGGTTTGAAACTGGAGTGGTACTAATTGGAGATTGTAAGAAATAAATATTGTTTTTTCTTACAGAGTTTGCTATAACATTATTACAAACAATTGAGTTTGTTTATTTTTATTGGAGTTTTAATGATTAAGTTTTTTTTAATTCTATTGTGTATTTGTTCAACGGCTTTGGCTAAAAATGAAGAAATTGTTTTAACAGAAAGCAATTCTATTATGTTTAACCAACCAGTAAGCATTGATTATACTTCTAAGAAAACTTTGGAGATTATGAAAAAAGCTAAAAGAGGTAATGCTTTATACTTAGTACTTGATACTCCAGGTGGTTCTGTAAGTGCTGGACTAGCCTTTATCGACGCTGTTAAAAGTCTAAAAGTTCCCGTACATACCATTACAATCTTTGCTGCATCGATGGGATATCAAATGGTTCAAGAACTTGGAACTAGATACATTACACCATCTGGAACTCTTATGAGCCACAGAGGAGCTGTTGGAGGACTATCTGGGCAAGTGCCGGGAGAACTTAATTCAAGGCTAAATCACATTCAAGCCATCCTGAGTGGCATGTCAGCACGAGCTGCTGCCAGAATTGGAATGGATAAAAAAGCTTATGATGATGCTATTATTAATGAGCTGTGGATTTCTGGAGAAGATGCTGTTAATGCTAAACATGCAGATAAACTAGCAAATGTTCAATGTGACAAAGCTTTAATTGAAGAGACTTATGAACAACAGCTAACTACAATCTTTGGTAAAGTAAATATTGTATTCTCTAAATGTCCTTTAATTTCAGCTCCAATTGGCTTTTCTTTTGATAGAAATGTTAAACCTGAGAATATGCCTAAAGTAAAAAGACTTATTGAAGCTAAGAAAAAGAATATTAATTTGACTTTTTAAGGAATATATGGGAAAGTCTATTGAAGAACTGCTTAAACTTATTGAACAAAAGCCTAAAAATGTAAAGAAGGCTAAAGACGATAACAAAGATGTGCTTGAGTTTATTAAAGAACTTGGAATAGAGTCTGGCACACAAGCAGTTCCCAATTACTTAATTTTTTATATTTATAGATCAATCTGGAGAGCTGACCAACCAAAGAGAAAGGCTAAGAAAATAACTTTCTTCCAGACCTTTGGTAAGCACTTTCCAGATTATCGAAAAAATGATCAGCGTTTTTATATGTTAAAAGAGGAGTTATTTGATGTTAATGAGGAGCTGCTAACCGCTGCAAAACAATATGACAAACAATACTGGCAAACCAAAAAAACACAGAAAAAAGTTCCAGCACTTGAGAAAGAAGGGAGCCAGAGTACATAGACAAGATTTTATAGAATCATCTTATGTACATGGAATTATTAATGTTCATGGCGAACAAGTGATTCGTCCCCTAAATTTAGAAGAAAGACAATTCCTAGATAACTATTATAAAGAATTTGTCCATGGAACATTTGTAACTGACAAAGAATCTACTATGCTTTTTAAAATAGCTAAGAGAGTTTCTAAAAAACCTGAGAATGTTAAGTTTTTTGAAGAAAATGGCTTTCACCCAGAAGAAGTAGAGCAAGCAGTAAATGCCTTTAATCAGAAAAGCAAAGCTCTTGGAAATATGGCTTGTGACTTTTGGCAGCAACGTGATATAAACTCAGACGATTATAAGCGCAGATTTGATATTCAGAACAATGCCTCTAAAGGGTTACAGCTAGAGTCTTTTGAGGATATCCAGTATATGTCTAATGTTGATGATTTTGTAGATACAATTATCGAAGATCTAATTACAGAAAGTGAGGAGTAATGAAAGTTTCTATAAAAAAAGATGAAGAGAGTGGAGAGTGCTTTATTGACTTCGATGACATTAAGCATATTTTTGATAACCCAGAAAGTGTGAAAAAGTTTGAAGTTCAAAGTTTAGATGACGGGGCTTTCTCTGTAGCTTTCTTTGATGAAAACGATCAGCCAGTTATTCCAAATGTTAAGGAATAATTTTATCGGAGGTATTGTTTGAGTTATAATTTTGATGGTAAAATTGCAAATCAAGCTCCAAGATTTACTAACTATACTTCGGCTAAATGTCATTGTGCTAAGTGTAATAAAATCATTGATACTCCAAAAGTAATAGACTTAAAGTTGGAAGAAAGGTTGTTTACTGTACGAAGCTATATCGGTGCAAAGTTTTATATTTACGAAACTAAATCTGGAACTGCTGTTACATACTGTTCTCAATATTGCAGAGACAAGCATAACCATAGGTTTACCAAATGAAAAGAAGTGAAATGATTGATATTTTAGATAAAGCTATTAATAGTAAGTTATATCAAGATTATTTATTTGACGAGCAGGATCTAAATTCAGTATTAGTTGCAATTGAACATGCTGGCATGTTACCTCCAACTATAAGAATTCCTGCCTTTGGTGTCACAGTCACAGACAATGCTTGGGAACCAGAAGATGAATAATGCTAATCTCCCACCCATTCGAGTCTTTGTCTGGGACTATTTCCTTTTTGACTGCGATTCTAATAAGGAAGGTAAGACTGGTGGACATTTAGTGTCTGTCCGAGCAAGACAGAATCAAGCCCTTCAATTTAATGTCATTTTGGACACAGGTGCACTTTTCACTGGACTTCCTGCCCATGCTATTACTTTTAGAGAAGACCTCATTAATGGCAAATTAGAGCTTCCTGATGCTCAAATGTGGGATTGTGTTAGCGATGATGTGGAAGTGTTCTGTATGGAAAGTCTAAGATATGCGGAATGTGAAGTTCGCCCCAGTATGATTAATGCAAAGTTAGGGACTTATCTCTTTACTGTTGATTTTGTTGGAGAGGGATTTTCTCGTCACCCCACTCACTGGAAGATGCTACACGCTGTTCAGACCTTGGATGGCTATTTTATGTTATACCCACAATATAGGATTGTTTTCTTGGATAAGGCTTTATACGAGAATAAGGAACTGCCTAAATACAAAGCAAATTCTAAACATTGGATAGTCGGAAGTTAGCCGAAAAGAATCTTTATTACGCCTAAAACAAAAGCTGTAGCAGAGGCTAGAGCCCCTACCAGTTTTAGTCCTGCGTCTACTAAGGCAACATGTTTTTTAACTGGCTGTAGCTCTGTTCTTAAAAGCTCAATATTCTCCTCTGCCAGAGATGTGCGATAAATGTGGTGTTCTAAGTCTTTTGCTTGCTTAGCGAGTGTTATATCAATATTGGATATGCTATCTTCTATCTTTTCTACTTTAGCTTCGATTTTATCCAATTGATCTTTCATAACATCTCCTACTCACCTTTTATTTTTTTCAATAATTCTCTGAAGGCTGGTTGTTGGTTTAATCCAAAGAGCACCGCTTCTTTCTGAGAAGCTGGAGCATCAACAATTTGGCTTAAAACTCGGCTATATTCCTGCGAGGCTTTATCTGGCATAGTTTGCATAGACTGAGCAATAGATGAAATCTCAGCAGGGCTATCAGCTTTTAACACTTGCTTAAGAGGAGCCTCTACGTAAGTTGGGGCTAAAGCACCAGCTTTTTTTGCAGCCAAAACCTGTTCTTTACGTTGTCTAACTTCTGGAGCTTCAAACCGGGAAGGAATTTCGCTTGGAGCTTCTGGTAAGCCTTGTTTAAAAGAAGCAAGCCTAGCTTTTTGTAGTTGCTCTTCTGGCTCACGAACTCCACGTTCAAGCCAGTATTCTGGCATGTCAGGGGTTGCTCCAGACGGTTCTACGTCTATAGCTTCTTGTGCCACCTCTCCAGCAAAAGCTCCTAACGGACCGCCTAAAACTCCACCAGCTACAGCACCAACCCCAGCTAGTGGTTTTGCGATCTTCTGAAGTCCTTTTCCAAGTCTAAAGGCTTGCAAAGAACCTTTTGGAGAACTTACTACTTTTCCTAAGTATTTGCTACCTGCAAACTGTGGAGCAACGGTTGCTAATGCTAAATCGAAATTAGATAGCGAAGCTGCTTTTTTAGGATCATCCATTGCTACTTTTAAAACAGCAAGCTCTAATTCTTTATATAAATTTTCTGGAAGAGATTTCTTAAGTTCAGATAGTCTAGACGCAACATCTTCTGACACATCAATTCCAGACTTATATAAATTAGGAGCAATGTCTTGAATTATTTTCTTTTGTTGCTTTTCTCCAAACTGAACAAATTCGGGCGATTCTTTTGAAACCGTTCTGTCTCTTTTTAAATATCCTGTCTTTTCTAGCTTTTTTAAATCTGATATTTTTTGAGACATCTCGTTGAAGAGTTGAGAGGCTTCAGGATTTTTTTCACCAACTAAATCTCTAATTGCTCTTTGTGCAGCTTTTGCCGCATCTTCTCCAAGCTTTAACTGTCCGTCTTTATTAAATACGGCTTGTCTTATATCTCGAACGAGTTTATATGCGTCTTCTCCCTTCAGCCTTTCTCCTGCTTTATATTTGTCTATAATATTAGCAACATCTTGTTCTACTCCAGCATATGCCGAAGAATATAGCCTTCCTTTTAATTCAGGAAAGGTTTTAGCTAACGGAGATTCAAACTTTGCAATAGCAGCTTTTTTTCCTTGCTCTTCCAAAGACTTAGATTCAGATATTTGTTTAGTATAATCCTTTAAAGCCTTTTCTAAATCAGGTTTAAAAGTAAAACCCTCTTTGGTTTGTTTAATCTGTTGCTTCAAGTCATTGTATTCTTGTAATAATTGCTCTTCCGGTATAGTTCCGAAGCTAGCAGCTCTTTTATTATTAATAATCTCAGAAGCTTTTTTATTAGCAAATTTCTCCAGCTGTTGCGATTCTTGTAATTCGATTGGATTAAAAGATTGTAATTTTGGAGTTAACTCTTCCTTAGCTTTTAAAAATTCAGGAGTTGTTTCATCCACTTCTCTTGTAAATGGAAGAGAGGATTTTATAACAGCTTTTTGATATTCTTGTCTAGCAATAGGTTCTGATAATTGTGAATATGCTTCTTTTTCTAGTTCGTTTATAATTCTATTTTGCTCAGAAAATTTTTCACCAACCTTTTTCATTGTTTCAGCTGGCTCAATATTTTTTAAAGCTTGATAATTTTCTGACAGCATTTGTAACTGCTCTGGAGTATATGGAGATCTTGCCTCTGCTACCTTTTCTGTTATAGTACCTAGTACTTCAGCTGCAGCTCCCGGTGCGGCTCCAATTGTAGACCCAATTAACGTTCCTTTTATTTCGGATGGAACAATTGATTTTTGAGAGGGAATAGCGGGCAATTCTTCTGTATCTTCAAAAGATGGAAGTGTCTCTGATTGATTCGTAGATGGAATTTCTTCTGTGTCTTCAAAAGCCGGAAGTATTTCTTCTGCCATAATTAGTCCACAAACCTTATTGGTTTTTTAGTAGCTGCATTATACTCAACATTTCTTTTACTTTTTGGATCAAATCGTATTATTGTTTGAGGTTGTGTATTGCTTGATTGTTCTTTTTGTTGTAGTACTAAATCTGGACGGATTGTTTCCTTAATCTCATCTTCGTTCATTTTTGTTCTTTTAGTTCCTTGTTTGGCGTAGACATTGAGCCTGTCTTGCAAATCTCTTTGTCCAGCTTTTTCAAAAGTATCAGCAAGTTGCATCATAAACTTTTTATTAGCTTCTGTTAATGTTCCTGTAGCTAACTCTTTAGTAGCCTGACTGAGTCTATCTAAAACTGCCCTACTGCCACCAAACACGCTAACGTCTTGATCAGTAAGAGTTCCTACTTCTCCCGATGCTCTAGCTGCAAATCTTTTAGCCGCTTCTGCGCCAATAGGGTTATTGTCTACTAGAAAATCTCTCATGGTTTTTGCTGCAGCCATCCTCTCTTCTGCTTTTACAACTTGCTTATCTTTATTGAAAGAATCTTGTAAGTTTTTTACTTTATCATACTCAAACTTTTCTTCTCTAAACTGCCTTGCTTCTTCTCTTCCAGATCCCATCTTGGCTACTTGTTGTCCAAATAGCCTATTTCTTTCTTCTGCTATTTTATTTCTTTCACTTGCAATTTCCTTTTGTGTTTGTGCGCGAGCTTCTGCCCTCTCTCCTCTAGCAAGTTCGGCATATTGTCTCATTAAAGATTCTCTTCTTTGGGCAATATCACTGGAAATTTCTGGTGCTGTGGCAAACATGTCAGCAACCTTACCTAATCCAGCGCCTTGCTGAACTTGAACTCCCGGAGCCATTACACTCTTTTGACCTTGAGCATTAATATAGGTAGCTAATGCATCTCCTAAAGCTCCGCCAACTTTTAGCATTCTATCCCGACGTCTAGCTTCTTCTAAGGCTTGTTGATCACGACCAATCATTTTTTGATAGTCAGCAAGTAACTGTTCAGTTTTACTTAGTGGAGTTTCTGTGGTGGTTAATTGTTGAGCATCGCTTTCTTTTGGAAGTTTTGCCATTACCGCATCTATATTAGGAACGCCTTCCATAAAAGGATTTTCTGAGTTTTGGAGGGCTGGTTTAGGTTGTTGCATAGGTGCTGGCTTTGGAATATCAACTTCTATAGCAGGAGTTGACAAAGAAGCCATTTCTTCTGGAGTCAAAGGAGTGTTATCTTGTCGAACTCCAAAAGAATCCATTAATTCTTTATTGTTTAATTGATCTAAAAAAATGTTTTTAGCCATAATTAACTTCCCTTAATTGCTGCTCCACCTAAAGTGCCTGCTAGATTTATTAAAGCTCCTGTTTGAGCCTGTTGCGCTTGTTGAGCTGCGCCAGCCTGTTGTTGCATTTGTCCTGCTAAATTAGACTGTGCACCAGTAACTCCGGTAGCTTTAGCCATTTGATTTTGGAACTGTTGTTGAATTAGAGCTTTATTATACATTTCTTGCTGATTTTTTGTTGCAGCTTGTTGATTAGCGATGTTTTGACGAGCGGCAAGATTTTGTGCCTGTACACCCATTCTCTGTTGTGTATTAAACTGAGCAATCGCATCAGCTGCAGAAGCCTTCTGTCCCGCTAGTTGTAGTTGTTGTCCTTGCATTCCAGAAGCCATATTTGCTTGTTGTCCTAAAGCTGCCATACGAGCTTGCTGAGCTTGGGCTGCAGTTTGCAATGCAACATCTCTTCCGCCCTGTCCTGCACCTTGAACTGCTTGAGCTTGAAGCGCAAGTCTTTGTCCTTGTCCAAGAGTTGGATCTTCTTTAAGCTGTTGAAGACGAGCTTGTTCTGCTCCAGCAACTCTTCCGAGTCCTTCTTCTAAGTTTAGCCTAGATTGAGCATCTAGTCCACCAGCTTCTGTAACTCCAGTAATTCCTTCCAATGCTGCCATTTGAGCAGCTTGGAGTCTTGGGTCCATTGAAATTTCTTCAAATCTAGAAGCACCTAAAGCTTCAGCTTCTAACTGCCCGACAAGCTCTGGAGCCTCCAATGCAATTCTCTGAGCTTCAATTGTGGGAATACCAATAGCTTCAAGACGAGCAATGTTGTCTCGCATCAAAGCATTAGCTTGTTTCATTTCGCTTTTACCGGCATTTTTACTCATACTTTACATTCCTACTATATATTATCTGATAAATATCCTCGTAACTATGTTGCATTCCAAAAAGTTTACAAAGATGTGCAGTTCTTTGTTGAGTAAACTCAGAAGTGCTTTTACTTATTTGGGCAGAAATTGTCTTACAATCTCTTTGTCTAGCAATCTCTTCTAACTTATTGGAGATTTCTCTCCACTTGTCGTTACCTCTGGTTTTAGGTTCGACATACATCTCTACTATTTTAAGACAACTAACTGGACCAACTCTTTGTATTTCGTAAGTTGCAAAACTAGTTTCGTCTTCTAAAGTTTCCCAGTTTACTGTTTCTTTGACAAACTGAGCGTATAAACTAGACATTATCCTTGCCTACGCAATAAATTTTGTAATGCAGCAGCTCTAGCTCTGGTGGCTTCTGTGTCAACAATATTAGCTCTATTTTCAAATCCCTGTCCTTGCAGAAATTGGGCATATTTCTTTTGTAAATCTTTAATTGCTGCTTGTTTTGCTTTGGCATCTCCATAAGCTTTCATCGCCCCAGTGTCGATCCCGCTAATCATACCTTTGATTCCTTTAGATACATCTCCGAGTCCAAGTAAATCTAACGCTTTTCCATATGTCTCGCCGTATACGTTTCCTGCTCCTTGTCTAACATCTTGAACTGCTTGTCCCGCAGCACCAAGACCTTTAATTCCTAATTTGTCTTCCATTTCTTTAGCTAAATCTGTATAATATTGAGTTGCATCTAAAGTATTAGCTCCTGCCATTCCTCCAATCATACCTCCGACTGCAGCTCCTACACCAGCTCCTACGGGGCCCGTTCCTGTCATAGCTCCAATACTAGCACCTGTACCAGCTCCTGCTGCCGTGCCTTCTAGTGCAGATCCTCCGATATTAGCTTCAACATCTCTATTAGTTGAGGTGGCTCCTAAATATCTATTTAGTAAGTCTCTGTCTGTTAATAAGGATCTTGTTCCTTCACCTTCTGCACCAACATCATAACCAGCTTCACGAAGCATGTCAGCTACATTCCCACCAACAGATGCATGATACGTTTTTGTTTTTTTACCTGCCCAGTTACCTCTGGAAACTTTTTTCTTACCAGTTCCAGTTATATCTGCTTCCTGAGCTGCAGTTTTAAATCCAGCTTGAGACTCATCTAATAATCTTCTAAAAGATTCCACATCTAGAGAAGATGCTAAATCTTGAGTACCTGCTTTTTCCATATCGGTATAAGCTAAATCTTTCTGTAATTCTCTAGAAATATCCCTCTCCGCCAGTTGAGCTAAAGCTTGTTGTCTGGCAAGTTCATTCCTAGTAATTAGTCTAGCACGATCTGCTTGTGTTGTCCTAATATCTTCTGGACGAATATTATAGAGTCCTTCGCCAGCTCCGACTCCCAAAATAGCAGCTTCTTCTGCGGATAGTTGCCATTGAGGGCTTGTTTTTGAAGCTAGTGATTGTCTAAAAAACTCTGGAAGTCTATCCCACTCAGTCATGGGAGTTCCGTCTGCTTTTAATTGAGGTTGACCTTTTTCATCTAGTACTGGAGTTTTAATTAAATCATCAATACGCTTTTCAGTGGCTTGCTCTTCTGCAGCTCTCGCTCCTGTAAACTCTTGTCTTGCTCCTGAACGAATTCCTTCGATTGCGGCTTGTCTTTGTGCTGCTTCATTAGCTGACACATTCTGAGCTGCTTGTAAAGCTTCCTGAGCTTGTGCTGCAGGTTGAGCTTGTTCTTGCAATTGTTTAACACCTTGTTGAGATGTATTTAAAAGAAGAGCGTCAAGCTTTGACACGCCTCTTCCGTAGTCTCTGGTTCTACCAAAAACATCTCTTAGTAACTGCTCTCTACCCAATGCTGTCTGAGTCTTCTGAGCAGCTTCCTGAGCCGTTCTAGCTTTCTGTGCAGCTTGTTCATAAAGTCCTGCTTGCTGAAGAGAAGCCGGACCTTGATATTGAGCATTGATAATTTCAGCGAAACGCTGTGTTTGTTCTGGAGTAAAGTATTGTTGTTGAGGCTGGGGAGCTGGAGTTGTTGGTTGAAGTGCGGCAGGAACCGCATTTAACCCATACTTTTCATACAACGCTTCTCTGTCTTTTTGTTGTTGCTTAGATGCTGCTTCATTTGCTGAACCGGGACCGCGATCCATAGGCAACATTCTTCTATTTATAGCATTAAGTTCTTCTTGAAATGAAGAAGCCTTATCTCCTAACTTAGCTAATCCTGCTTCGTTTAAATTAAACGTCCTATCAAAATAACTTTGTGGCTCAGTTGGAGTAGGTTGTTGTGGAGCTTGATAGGTTGTACTTCTAGCAGCACCAATAATGTCCTTGGCTTCTTGTGACGCCGTTTCCATGCCCTTCAAAGAGCCGGATTCCATACGCTTACCAAACGCTTGCTGAGCTTGTTGTAGACCTTTTTGAGCCCCAGCTCCGAGTCTTTGTACTTGCTGCGTTGCGGCTTGAGCAACTCTTTGTTGACCTCCACCCTGCGCTGCTTGTAGGTAGCTTTTAAGATTAGCAAACGTGCCCGTTCCAGCTTTTTGTTGTTTGGGAGCTGCAGGCGCTGTTTGAGCAGGTGCTTGGGGAGCTGACCCCCCTATCGTAGCAGGAGCGGAACTTCCCTCTTGTGGTTGTTCTGGCTGAGAAGTTTGCTGATTAGGTTGAGTCATACCCTGGCCAAGTGCTTGACTTGTTCCTTGACCCTTTTGTTCTTCTTCATCTTTTACAATTGCCATGTCTATTTTTCCTCTGTAATATAAGGGTGTTAAATGGCATTTTTTATATTCAACACAATATCAATTACTTATAACTATTGCAAATATAACAAAGTTATGCTATATTTGTGAACGGAGACTATGATAAAGATTAAAAAACTACATAAAATAAACAAAGAAAAAAGAAAATGGATCTTAAATAGAGCTAAGCAGTTGAATATTCATAGATGGGCAAGTGAAGTATGGTTCCAGTATGAATTACACCTAGCTGGTATTGATATCCCGAGTAGTAATATTAAACTAAATCATTGCGTCGGAGACTCCTACATAGTTGATTTATTTTTAAATAACTTAGCTATAGAAGTAGACGGGTCTATCCATAACTTAGCTAGAGTAAAAATAAAAGATGCACAAAAAGATCACGACTTAAGGTCTTTGGGTATAACAGTTTTCAGAGTAAAACATAATAATTACGAAGACTTATATACTGCTATAGAACTTATAAAAAAGAAACTAAAAAATAAAAAAACTAAGCTGCTAAACACCCCATCAAAAGAAGCTAAGACTTGTCCAATATGTAAAAAATGTAAAGGTCATAGTACTATCTTTTATAGAGAAAAAGCATTTTTAGTTTGTAATAAATGTGAATTATCCTTTAATAAAACTTTACAATTTTTAAAATAATAAATATACTAATATAAAGGTTACTCCATACGCCATGAAATGAGGGGCTATTTGGACTATCTTTTTATCAACATTCCTCGTCTTCTCTCAGGAGGGTATTAAGTTACTGGGTAGGAGAAGCATGGGTACGCAGAGAGCTGGGGTAATTAACCAGCCACACGTAGCAAAATCTTCGCTAAGACCAACTTAGGAAGTAGCTGAAAAGCATCGTGTTGATAAGACGGGTTGGAATCCGTAAACCAACTTAAGCAAAAGTCATGCATCTTACTTTTGCCTAGAAATAGATGCTTTCTAAGCCCTTACTATATCCAAATGTGAGGCTTATAAAAAAGCCGAGCATTACTGAATTAATTCCAGCGTTAACCTATATTTTATTCCAGCAGTAAATCCTACCCCATAATTAATCTTAACAGTGCCATTGCCTTGAAAGCTCCAGTCAAGATATGGAACCTGAGAAATTCTTGAAGCATTGGTAATGTTTTGAATCTTCCCAATATGAATCATTGAAACAAACCCTAAGTTTGTTCCGATACTGGCATTTCCAACAGGTTTACCTGTGGAGTCAAAGCTGATGTCTATGTTAACCTTAGCACGAGCTAGGTTTTCGAAATCAAGCTGACCATTAACCACTTGGTAAATTTCATCAGCAAATTCATTATAAGAACCAGCAACGCCTTCAATAACTTCTTGAGCTTCTTGGCTGAAGTCTTCTGGAATAATTCTTCGAATATCACTTAACTTTGGCATGTTTTACCTATAGCCTCTAGAAGAAACCTCACGAGGCTCTAAAGAAACTCCAATGAGTTTCCACTCTTCTCTAGCATTGAGATGTCTAAACTGCACATGCAGGTAGCGACAGCGAGATTTGTCTCTTGGGATAAGCGTTCTAACTGGAACTTCATTACCCTCTCCGCCATAAGTTACATCTGCCCAGCTGTATCCGTCCCAATATCCCGGACCTCTTCCAAAGAACTCTACAGAAGCAAAGTCATAAGATCTATCCGAGGAGTAAGCAACAATGCCTCCCCAGAAATTATTCTGGTCAAAGATGAAAGTTCCTTCAGACACTTGCTTAGTCATTTCTGGTTTACCAAAATGCTGAGGAGCGTACTGCACAAGACATTTAATAGCTTTAAAGAAACTTACGTTTCCTTGAATAAACTTGTTCATGAACTTCAAAGTAACAGTGTTAAATCTTGGATTAATAGCTGTGACAAGCACTTCATAAGTTAGAAGGTCTGTAGCAAGCTTATAATCTTTAAACCCAGTTCCTGCAGCTGGACTATTAAGGTAGTTTACTATGTCGTTATAGTCATCCCTAAGCTCTATAAGAGAGTTAGAGTTTGAACTTGCTGGAACCATAATTCCATCTGAATGAAGCTTTGCAACAAGTTGAGTAAGCTTAGCTGCTAAGCTATCCCCTGTTACCGCTTTCAGAGTTGAGTAGTAGTTATTGGAATTAAGAACATCTCTGTCAAGTTTCTTTAGAAGACGGTTATATTTATTAATGTCGACGTACTGGGTTTGTACCATAACATCACCTGCTTCAAGTTCAGTTACAGAAGAAATAATGGCAGTTGTCCCATTAATCGCACCAGCACTTAAGCTTCTAATGATCTCTCTATCTGAATGATCTTGTCTTTCTAGATTCTTTCTTTCCTTGAGAACATAAGGTCTACTTGAAGAATCTCCCAAATAGATCTTGTCGTCGTTAGGATTTACCACTCCGCAATTGGCAGGTTTTGTCCAGCGAGTCCACGCTCTTGTAAATGTGTTATATCTAAAAGCTTGAGTGGCATAAGTATCTGTTGTCTTTTCTGGAAGCCAGATGATATAACATCTGTCAGATTCAGAAGCCATTCCCCAACTCATAAGCTTATAGTTATACTTAGCGTTAGCAATTTCCTGTATCTTATTTTCAATATTTCTGGAGATAATTCCCACTCCAGTCTCTGACACCGTTACCACACCTTGGCTAGTAAGCACATAAATTAAGTTATTGAGGTTTGTGGCTGTATCTGGAGCAAAGGTTAGAGCAGAGGAATCAGACAGTCTCACGCTGAAATTTGGAGCTGCAGAGCCTGATATAATGTAAACCCCATCTTCTTTGAGAACAACGAGACTATCTCTCAATGCCATAATGCGTTGAATAGCTTTGTCTTTTGGTCCAATGTCGATATAGTTAACTAGAGGTACTGCCTCTGGCTGGTTAATCTTTGAAAAGTAAACTCTGTTTCTATTTGAAGAGTTATCTGATACAACATCAGCTGGAAAGATAATTGCTTGGTCAAACGTTGTATAAGTTGTTGTAGAGGTAAATCCAGAGATTGTTAGGGAAGATGTTGTAGGAGTTGTAGCAACGGTCTTTCTTCCAGACAAAATAGTGGCTGAAATTGTTGGCTTAATAAACACGTAAACATCTTGATTGGGAAGTAGTTCATGAGTAGCTGTAGTGTTAATGATGCCCGGAGCTGTAACATTAAGGATGGTCTTAACAACCGGAATAGATGGTTCAAATACAGCTGTTGCTGTTGCATGGCTGAATCCAAGAAACACTGGGTCATCAACTAAGCTCTTAGCTTCCAAAACAATGATACCCGGCAGATCATTTGGACCAGACAAGTAGAAAGCTGTAACTGGAGAAGAAGCATCTTTGTTAATAACTCTCTCAAGTGATCTTGCGGTATCTTCTACAGAAAGTCCCTGAGAAGCTAACCCAGATAACAACACTTCATTTGCTGCGGCATTTTCCCCAAGCCCTTCTTGGAATACAATAGGAATTGTCCAGCTTACAGGAGCGACTGATTGAGTTATAACGCTGGCATTACCATTGTCAGTGTAAGTAAGTCTTATTACTCCAGAACCAAGATCGGTTGCTTCGAAGTCTGGGATGTCAAAGAATGCACTAAGGAATGCTTCAACAGAGCCTTGGATGGTATTGGGATAACCCTCTAAAGCAACTCTTAAAAGAATAGAGGAGTCGTTACTTGGAGCCTCAGAATTATGCAATACATTAGCTGTGCCAACGGCAGAACTTAGATCAATTGCTGTTCCATTCACTGTTAAAGATAGTTTAAAGACGTTATCGCTAACTCTTATGGCATAGTACGTACCAGCTGTTAAACCAGCAGGCAAGCTTGCTCCAGAAAGGGTAATTTTATCATTGGTAGCTAAGCCGTGTGCGGTTACAGTGATTTCTTCTGTTGTTGCATTTACTGCAGTATTTGTAAAGCTAAAGCTAACTGTACCTTTGTCAAACCAAACTCTATATTTAACTTTATCTTGAGCTGACATTACATCAAAATAAGATCCGCCAGTTGTTTCTGCTTTTTTCTTAGCTGTAAAGTCAACAATCTCATTTCTTCCTACGAAGGTATAAGTTCGTACAATCTGAGAATTAGCAATGTAGAATTTAGAAACACCAGAAGTAAATTGACTTACAGACAACAAGTTAAACTGTACTCTATGCCTTTCCTTTGTATTAGCATAGAAAGCTGAACCCTTAAATACGGCAACATCATGTGCCACTGGAGGAGCTTCATTTGACTGAAGCGAGCCTTCGCCAGTTACGGGATTTGTATAGAGGAATAACCCACCTTGTCTAAAGGTTTCTGGAACAATGTCACTAAAAGTAATACTAGCTGGAATTGGAGAAGAGTCTTCAACCACTGGGTATTCTGCAATCTTTTGAAACTCTTCGCCGGGGTCAATATCGTTAAGCGTTAAGCCTGTGGCAACGGTAATGAAAGCTGTTCTATAGATCTCATAGAAATATGCTCTGTCGTTGTTGGTGATGATTTCTGAAGGAACAGTGAATGTCAATGATGCGTTAGCTGGAATTCCTGTAGCTGTTTGTCCATCAAATACTTTTGAGACAGTTAGAAGTGTCACATCAATATTACCAGCAGCTGCATCAAGTACGTTCCCGCCGTCAATATTTGTAACAGTAACCTCTGTTGAAGTGGTGTCAACTTTAACATCAGACACAAGAGAAATTGTCTCGGCAATCTTTGCCATGTAATTTTCTTTTGACTTGTTGGATATTTTATAAATCTCAACTTCTTGTAAATTCCTACCAACAAGGCTTGTATCTGTTGGAGCAACGTCTGTGCCGGAGATGTTAAACCAGCAAGCAAACTTATTTGTCGGAGAGTCGAATGTAAAGAAATGGCTATTGTTTATACCACTATATACAAAACCAGTACCAGCCACATCAGTTAGAGTAATTGCGGTTCCGCCTGATGTAAGTGATACACCAAAAACATCAGAAGTTGTAACATTGACAACAAAATAATCTGTATTTTTATTTAATTCTGGAGCAATAACTCCATGAAATCTAACCTTAGTTCCAGCCGTAAAACCATGGTTGGTAATTGTAATGACAGCTCCCGTAACGGAAGTTGTAGAATCGAACTGTCTGTGAATTCCTGCACCAGCTGTAGTTACAGCAATGTTAAATTCTTCTCCAACATTAATGTCAGAAGATGTATTTGTTAGGACATATCTGGAACTTGGAACGCCACGGTTTATATTACCATTAGCATCTTTCTTAGCCCAAAGAACTTTATACCCTACTTTTGATTGTGCTGGAAGAAACCCGGACTCGGAAGGAGTAATAACACCTTCTAAGCTTAAAGCTTTAACTGCCCCAGCATTAGTGATAAAACCAGCTGATGTTGTAAAATCGCTGGCAGAAGTTGCCGAGATTTTTTTAATACCTTCACTTGTTGTGAAATAAAGGTTTGAGTTAAGCTCGAAATACTTAAGTCTAAGCCTTTCCACAAGCTCGGAATATACTCCAGAGAAGTTTAGAAAGGTTCCATTACCATCAGAGTCAAAGCTTAGTTTATTTGAGAAGTGGCGAAGAATACGCCCTTTATATGTTAATAGCTGTTTTACAACAGTATCGTCATCTGTCTTATTTCCAAACTCTCCGAAGCCTCGTCTACTCTGAACAACGTTGTCAAAATCAATGACACAGTTATCTAGAATTTCTGCAGCTCCATCAGGTCTTGCAAGTTCATTTGGACTTGTTACAAGCCCTCGGTTAATTGTTAAAACTGCCACAGCTTACCACCTTCTATTGCGTCGCCCTAGAGTGTTCAGTGTATTTACCAGAGGAGAATGTCTAGATTTGATCTTTTGCATTGCACCTTCAACTCTGTTATCAAGAAAGGTTCCAGCATCTTTTTCCATTGCTGCAAGCTTTCTTTCAGCAGATTGTTTATTCTGCTCATCTCCCATCGCTTCTAAACAAGAAACAGCAACTCTTTGTGCAAGAATTGGATGAAGTTCTGTGGGAATATTTGGAACGAAGGTTTCTTCGGCAAGCGTTATATATGATCCGACAATAACATCTGGAATATCTGTTGCTATAAAGCTTATTTGTTTAGATATTTGATTGATAGCATTAAAGCGTCTGTCATAGTGAATTATTTTATTCGGAGATACATTTTGAACAAAGTCAAAAAAATTGTTCTGAAGAAACGCAGAAGGAAGTGCAGAGAGGGTTAGTCGCTTAACACTTAATGCTGAATTAAAGTTCCCTGTGGTAGCTCCAACAGTAGAAGTAGTAAATTCAACACTAAAGTTATCTGAATCAATAACATTAATCTCATAAAAACCATCCACAGAAGGAGTTGTATTGACTCCAGAAATCTGAACAAGCTGACTATTAACAAGACCGTGGTTAACGCTCGTAAACGTAGTTATTGCCCCTGCTATTACATTTGTGATAGCTCCAGTTTTAGGATTAATCTGGTCAACTTCTGAGGTTTCTGCAATGCCAATAACTGAAGCACCAGCAGACTCAAGCACTAGATGATTTGGGCGCATGTAGAAATAAATACGAAGTTTCATTCTATCATTTGCGTCAAAGTTAGAAAGGATTACGTCGTTGTTTTCTAGATAAAAGCCACGATTGTTAATGTACGTTGTCGTGTTTGTGAAGTCTGAAATTTCATTAAGAGAATACCTATGCATTTCAAAAATGTTGCCATTTTCATCAACTAAAGCCACATCACGAAGTTTATTGCCATGTGCTCTTGAAGGAATTGCATAACGCTTTTTTCCATCTGCTAATGGGATGTCAGTGTAATAAATGAGGTGCTCTTCATGCATTCTTTGAATAAGCGGCACAAGTCCAATGTTGACTTCTTCTGTAGCCATTCTCAATAAGTCTTCGTCTGTAAAAGACTCTTGAGAATTTGGAATAAATGCGCGTCGCTTAATACTACGAATTAATTCGCTTGTTTTTAAGATGCTTGACATTTTATAGTCCTATTATTTGCCTAGTTTCTTCTTTAGCATTTCGTACATAGCTTCCATTTCATCTGAAGACATTTCTGAAACTTCATCTTCTGCTTCCATTTCAGGAGACTCTTCTTCTGATTCTTCCGAAGCTTGACAGAAAGGACAGCCTTTACCTTTACACTTCGGACAAGACTCATCCTCCGACTCTTCTCCCTCATCTCCATTTTCCTGATTTGACTTAAGCTGCATAAGCTTTTCTGCCATAGACAAGCCTTTCTCAATACCCTCTGGAGAATCAGACATAACAGAAACTTTTTTCATTCCCTTTTTACCAATCATGTCTTTCATTGGTGAGTACATGTCGTTTGACATTTCTTTTGAAAGCTCTTTAAGCATCTCTGCTTTAGCTTTTGATTTCTTTTCCATTTTATAGCTCCTTCTTTGCTATGTTATTCATCTAATTTTGTAATTGCCAAGAAATCTATTCTCTTACGCAATCTAACAGTTGTGTCGTAAATACCTACATGGTTAAAGTAAAACTCATCGGTATAAGTTTTACCAAGTCTTGTAAGCTCAACTTCCATCTTATAAGTTAGTTCTCCAGTAAGGGCTGTAGGAGCTAAGCTTAACTCAGAAGTACTTGCGGAGAATTTATTCCCTCCAACATCAGAACCTGTAGCTGTTACTAAAAGCGTTTCCGCCCAAGTATTATCAACATCTACCGAATAAATTCTAAAAGTACACGAAGCAATAGTTTTAGTGCTTTTTCCTCTAAACAGAGATCCTACCATTTGAACGCCATCAAAAGTGTCAGAGTTAAAACGCATCCAAGCTTTAACTTTAAAATCCTTATTAGTTGGTTTTAAAAAACTTACTTTTGTTACAATAGAGTTATAGGCTGCATTTGGTGTAATAACTTTTTTATTATTAAACGACAACTTAAGTGGCTGTACGTACTGATTATTTGTTAACATCATAATCCGTCTACTTGCCATATTATTCAGCCACCGTAATACCGATTGCACCTTTTCTTACGGCTCCATCGGCAGTTATACTAAATATTACAGTATAATGAGTCAAGTCTGTTAATGCTGTAGCCAAAACAGGAGTTGTTTTATACAGTCCATTAATATCTGCATTAATTCCAGATTGAGATATTCCTAGAGCAACTCCATCTTTATTATAGATTGCATAAGAAGCCGTACCTAGGTTAGCACTAACTTGTTCTCCATTTTTAGTAATCCAAATAGTAGCTTGTAGCTGGTTAGCTGCATCAATTGAGAATACAGCTCTTGGTTCGTATTGAGGACCAGCTTCTGCATAAGTAATTGGTAAGTTATAAACAATTGCAATGCTATCAACCGAAATGGTAACTTTTACGGTGTAATAAGTATTGTCCAAGTCAAGTACAGAGGCTACTGGATTAATTTCATAAAAACCTTCCGCATCAGCAGAAATGTTATTCTGACTCATACTTGGAACAAGGTTTCCATTCTGATCATAAATAACATAACTTGCCAATCCAAGACGAGCTGGATTATCTATTACCCCATCATTATCATTTACCCAAAAGCTAGCAATAAGTTGGTTGCTGTTGTTTACAGCAAATACGCCATTAATTGTAGCATTTGTAGCACCTGTAATACCCGGAGTTGTTTGAGAAAAACTTATAGTGTTGTTGTCTCTATTTCCAACAGCATCTACAGCTCGTACTCCAACAAAATAATTTCTTCCAGACTGCAGCAAGGTTCCGTCTGCTAAAAAGAAAATGTCAGCTTGTAAATTGGTAGTTACTAAGGCTATGTTTGCAACATTAAATAAGTTGGAAGCTGGAGCTTCTTGAACATATACTTCATATCTAATTGGACTTGATAAATCTACAGCAGAAGCCCAAGACGCTCTAAGCTGACCTAAAGCTCCTCTAGCAAGAAGAGTGATACCTCCAAAAGTTGGAGGAGTTAGATCAATAATACAAGCCTGTGAGGAGGGCTGAATTGCTCCTCCTGTCACAAGTTGATTACCAAATATGTTGCTGAGGGTTGTGCCTTGTACGACAGCTCCCCCGGCAAATAGTAAATTAGACATTAGCTATCCTTCAAGCTCGGACGAATATCTGTGCCCGGAGGGCTTGTAAATGTATATCTCACAAGAGTTCCCACTGTGTTTGGAATTGTTCCAAGATTAAGCCACGTCGTTCCGCCATCTGTAGAATACTGGAAATTAGACGGGTTTGTAGTAATTGTATGGCTTAC